TCGTATTCATTTTCATACTCATATTTGCCCGTATAGTTGAGAAAGTGTCAGTTTATTTCTAATAGTTTACAAAAGAATCAGTGAACCATTTCACTGTTTTTATTTTTAACAAAACCACTACTCCTCCAAGCAGATGATTTTACGAATTTAAAATGCGTTTATTCGATTTACATTTCTTGGATTTTAAATCCAACCTTTTAAAGCAACAAAAAAACCGCAAGCCTAAGCCTGCGGTGAAAGAACATTTTAGAAAGTTTCCTTTCTATTTATTTAACTGTAATTAAGCCTTCTGGCTCTACTGTGAATTCTGGCTTATCTGCCAGTGTGCCATCTTCTTTTAGGTAGTACCAGCCAGTCTTATCTGCTGATTGGATGAAGGCATTTGATACCATGGCGCCTTCTTTCCCGTCTAGGTAGTACCAAGTCAGCTTATGTTTAATCCAACCAGTTACCATCTTACCGTCTTCATCGAAGTAATACCAAGCATTATTGATACGAGCCCAGCCAGTTGCCATAGAACCCGAATCAGTGAACCAGTACCAAGAGTCCTTATAGTTTAACCATGTACTACGTTTCATGAAGCCTTTATCATCAAAATAGTACCAAACATCGTTGATTTTCTCCCATTTATCAGTTGGGTATGAGCCGTCTTCACGAACCCACCACCAACCGTACTGGTTCTGTTGCCAGCCAGTTTCAACCTCTTCAGGCGGTACGATGTACCCAACGATTTCACTTACAGAACGCTCATTGTAACGACAAGGGCCACCTACTTCTAAGTAGTCCCAGTTGCCATCGATGTTCTGCTCAATCGTCTTGATAGTATTTCCGTCTGAGTCCTCATAGACAAGCCCTGTATGCCCGTAATTGACACCATCGCCAGCTACGAAGCTTTTCACGAAGAACCAACCAGCCTTTGGATAATCAGCGTCATACACGACTTTCAGACCTTGTGAACGTGCGAACTCAAGAAGATCATAAGCATTTCCCCAAAGGGTCACACCGTACCAATTACGCAGCCCATAACAAGGCACGTCGGCACACTGGAAGCCATAAGCTCCATCATTGTCCACTCCATCGCCAGCATTTGCCTTGTCGATGAAGAATTGAATCATTTCTTGTTTCTTAGACATATACTAGTCCTCCTTCGGATTTTCATAACCAAGTGCTTGCTTGCTGTCAGTCAGACCTTTAGTTGTTGGGTCTGGAATGATGTTTAAGATATTTACAATTGTCAACCCAACAAGATAAGGGTTTGCAAAAAATTTACCAAGCAAGTCTAAAATGACTCCCCAGCTAACCAAATCTTCCAGTTTAAGATTGAAATATGCGAGAATTGGCAAAGCTAGTGCGAATGCCACTCGCAATAAGAATGTTTTGTTTTTAAAGCTAAAACGTACTTTCCAGTTAATCATGTTTATTCTCCTTTTTTCGTATCATTGTCTTTTTCAATCAATCGTTGGAATGCTTTCAATATTGGTTGAAAAATGGTAACGTTCCCTTTCAATTTACGGTAGTTCTCAATAAGCGATTGAAAAGTAAATGCGATGTATCCGAGATAAATTGAGTACAAGAATGCAAACCCTGTCTTTTCAGGTAATAGGACAGACATCGGGATAAGGATCATCAATAAGAGAACCCCTAAAATCTTACGAAGTAGGCCATTGATACCAATTTTACTCTTGTATTCAATATCAGGATTGACAATAGCAGCAATAGTTCCTGTCACAAAATCAATAATTTCCATTGAAACAATCAAGGTCAGAGCGTATAAGATAAGACCATCCTCAGTCTGAACGACACTTCTAAAAAAATCAAAAAATTCAATTTGCATATACACCTCATCAATCGTATTCTAAAAGTGGACGCATCTTATCTAAAATAATCGGGTACATTCTCTTATTACCCTCTGCAGTTGGGTGCAGACCGTCTCCCATGAATTTTGTTCGGACAATATCTAAAACTGGGTTTAATCCAGAATCATTATGTAAGTCAACACATGGTACTGAATAAAGGTCTGACACCTCTTTAACAGCCCTGACAAAATCACCAAGGACGTTACCTTTATTGTTAGGCTCTGTCTGTGCATTCTTCCAGATTGTTGTAGATCCTTTATAGTAACGTTTCAGCGGTGTCATAGTAATAACTTTTGTATTTGGACGATTGATTGCTAACCATTCTAAAATATGCTTATATGCTCCATAGAAAGTAGATGTTTCTGTGCTTTCCAGCGTACCTAATTCAGCATGGTTTCCCCAGTCGTTAGTACCTCCAAAAATTGTGACAACATCTGTATCTTCTGGGATAGTGTCCAATCGACGGACGAATGCCTGTACGGTATTTCCAACTCCATCCGAAATCAAAGTGCCACCGATTCCAAGATTTACTACTGTTGTTTCAATGCCATTATTTTTTGCCCATTGGTCGATGTAGCGGTGCCATGGCCATCCATTAGCTTGGTGGCCCTCTGTGATTGAATCTCCTAAACAAGCGATCTTTTTAACCTTTTTGGCCAATTGAAAAGTATTAAGATACACATTGCTATTCCTGTGGTCATAGTACCCTAAAAGTACTTGACTATTTTTTCCGACAGCTCCCGCATACATTGTTAAAGATATCTTATCAAAAACAATAAAACCTGCATTGCCTCCAAGCGAAAATTCATTGGGCTCTAAATGATAGGTATTTTTGCCAATCGTTACAGATATCTCTTTATGTTTAATTGTTTTCTTTGTTTTATCATAGATAATATTTCCATTTGGGCTGTAAATCACATTTCCAGAAAAAGCTGGCACATCATCAGCGGTAATCAGTGTTTTCCCATCTATAGTATGTAAGCCGTTAAATGTAATGGTTGGATTTGAATTACCATTAGCGAAAAGCGCACCGACAACAACTTGAGTTGGGCTTATATTTATAGTTAATTGAATTCGGCTCGATACTGTATCTAAAACAATCCATGAAGTATCAGAGCTATACGGAATAGATTCTTTTTCAACTATGATGAGCTTTCCATTCACCAATGCTGTGTTGGTTCCTTTTACTTCGATGGTTTTAGTTGCATTATTGAAATTGATAGGCTCGCGACCTGCGATAAAAGCGAATGTATCAATAGGACTAACTGCACTTGATTGATAAATCCCCCCAGAAACCCAGCTAGAACCATTCCAATAGTTCCAGTTCTTATTGTCGGTTGTGATATAAGTTCCTGTGTCACCATTAGGTTTAGCTTGCTTCAGGTCCGCTAAATTGGAATACGTACCCTTAGGACTTGCCGAAGCCATATTCTGCAATTGCGTTGCAATCTTACCTGCATCAGCCTTTCCATCTAATTGCGCATCTATATTTGCTAAGCGATTGTATAAGAAATCAAACGCACCTCTAGCCTGCGTCACTTCCATATTAGCGTTACCGTCTTTTGAGGCATTCTCGTATGTAACTTCAAGGGCTTTAGCGATAGATTCTCGAACATCAGCACCTCTTGTTTTCTTTCGAATGCCGTCAACTAATACGGCAATATTTTTAGTATTTGGAAGAGGTGATGGGTCATTAAATAAATTCAAACGTCCTTCTGCTTCTTCTGCTACCATTAATTACCTCCAATTTCTTTTTCTATTTTATTTATTTCCATTTCAATATTCTTGATTTTATCAGCATTATCTTCTTTATTCTCACGTTTCAACTCTTCCAGCTTACTTGTTAAAGAAGTCAATCTCTCTTTTCTGCGTTTAATCTCTTGATTTGCTTTTACACGGTCAATTGATTCAATCGCTTCTTGAGATTGTAGTTGATAAGCAGAAAGTGATTGTGATTTAGAGCCTATAACCAAATCGACGCTCTGAGGATTCAAGATATCTATTTTCTTTTCGATGATTTGCAAGCGCTCAATTCCTGAAAGTGGAGCATTCAAAATTGGATGTGTATTGCCGATTTTGAATTTTACATACCTTGAGTCAATCAGATATCTTTCTACAGCTGAGACTGCCCATTTTGCAAGGGCTATTTTTTGATTTTTGAGGTATTGCAATCCTCGATTTTTTAATACCTGAGCATTATCAATCTCTGTCCAAATTACAGGTTTACGAATGATTCCAAATTTAGCAACTAATTCTGCATCTTCAAGCCATATTTTGCCACCGTTTACGGATGAAATGTCAATCTGCTTCCTGGTAACATCAGATCCTTGTTCTTCCTTATTTTCATTTTGACTATTATTCTCATCTGCACCAATTGGCATGATTTGAGTAGCTATACCATCAAATGAAATCTCACGAGAAGCTGATTTTATATTCCGACCAAGTTGAATAGGCGAGTCCTGATTCTCACCAATCGAGGAAGTCCAATCGAGGTAGAAAGCATCACTCTCTCTTCTCAAGGTAAGATATCCACCAATGTTAGCAATAATCCTCTCTCTAATCGCATCCCAAGTAGGCTCATAACCTAGATACCTCCACGGCTTGTCTGTCTTACTGTTAACCGTTACAGTTCCAAGATGAATTCTCTTATAGTCTTCGACTTGACTATTGTGCTGGTTCAGTATTTCTCTTAGATACGCTTCTGCACCAGTATTTTGTAATTTACGGAAACTTTGAGCGCTGTCATGGAAAAATGAAAGAAAATCTTCACAAACAACTTCTTGAACGAATCCTGTACTCGTCATTTTATTTGAAATAGTTAAAACTCTACCTTCAAATTCAATTTCATCATCATATAGATTAACAACTTGGATGATAGATTGAAAAGGAACTAATTTTTGGTAAAGGCTATTTTGCATTGGCATCGTGAAAGTAAATTCATTGATTGCATTTTGAGCCTGTGTAATTGTTCCAGAAAGAATCTTATTCCCTTTACGAGAATATGGACTATGAATCACCTTCTTTTCAACAGAAATTCTATCAGCTAACATTTCTCGAAAAGAGTTCCAAAAATATACTTCAAAACCTCCTCTACTACTCATGCCATCACCTCTGCATTAAATCTTAATGAAATCATTCCATTCCCTTTAGCGGTAAAACGGTTGATACCTGATTTAATCGATAAAACAAAGTCATTGTTTTCGCCTTGTTTGAATTTGTAAGTTTTGCCTTTTTCATCAACCAATGTAATATCACTGCTGCAAATGACTATTGGACTAACTGAAGTATCACCGCCATTCACAAAGTAAATCTCTTTTTGGCCATTGATATGCCACTTGGTCCAATTTGAAAAATCATTTTCGAAATCAAATGTATCCCAAATATCATCAAAATAATCATCAACATGAAACGCGAATGGATAACAAATAAAAACAATTGTAGCAATCAAATGTTTCTTTAAAGGCACATCTGTCACTTTAATGCTTTTGACCTTACCGAGCCAATAATATCGCTGGTCGTGACTGTCAAAGAGCTTGCTTTCTGACTTTGTCGTCATACTCGATTTTATGAATCGTTCAGCTACCTTGCGATCTGAATATCCTTTGTTTGGTAGTTTAAATTCATAAGTGATTTCTCGTCTATCAAAGAAAACTTCTCCGAGAGCATCAGAGAAGTCCAAAACACCTTGTAAATAAGGGATTTTCTCTACAATCTCCTTCTTATCAGGAGTCGGAGCTTCCCTACTTTGAAGATACCAGCCAGCATTTTTGCTATTAAAATCACCGAATTGGATATATTCCTTAATTTGAGTAATCATAATCGATGCCGTCCTCTCAATGTTTGTATATTTCCAACTGCCTCATCATAAGCATAAGCAGTACCGCCAATAAGTGCCCCTGTGTCCAAGACCATTGTCTGGCCTTGTGCTACTTGCTCTCTCAATTCTGACAAGCCATCAATCACATCTGATAATAGACTTGTTGAGTGAGCGATATAGGCTTCTTGTCTGCTAGATGTTTCATCTTTTGGTGTCTTACCTCTCAACGCCTCAACCTTCAATTGACTTGACATTGTAGCGGTCGCACCAGTCAAAAGATTCTTCGATTTCAAACTAAAATCATTAACATGATTACGAATAGCATCTAAATAGCCTGCAACCTTATCCTGTGACGAATTAAGACCGTCTGAAATACCTAGTCCAATCTGCCAGCCGATATTAGAGTAATCGTCATTGATTACGTCCTGAATAGTTCCTGCCATGTTTGAAATGTTATCCATGACTTTTCTCCATCCAGTCTGAATACCTTGATTCAAACCAGCCATGATAGCCGAACCGTTCTCGATAAGCAGTTTTCTATCGTATGACACAGGCCCTTTATGGTCTTTAATCCATTGAGCCATATTCGAGACACTAGAAGTAATCCGAGACCAACCTGCATCTATACCTGATTTCAAACCGCTCATAAGCGCAGCGCCGTTTGAGTATAGATTCACACCAGAGCCAATTCCTTTCAACGAACTATTTGCATTATTAACAAAACTTTGTGTAGTTGTAATCATTTGTTGCCCAGCTGTTTCCCAAGCTGACACCATCTGGCCACCATGTGATTGAATTGACGATACGATTGAATTCATCGTATTTTGAACAACAACCTTCATTTGATTTAACGCTGACTGCATAGCTGAAACCATTTGGCTACCACCGTTTCGAATAGTAGAAACTGCATTATTCATCCCATTTTTTACTGCCGAAACAATCTGGCTCATACACGACTGTTCTGCCGAAATCATTTGAATTCCAGTCGTCCTGATGGTTGCCACCATTTGCCCACCAGCTACATTTGTCGCAGTAGTAGCACCCATCATAGCTGATGCAATAATAAGGCCAAAAGATGCGATTTGAGCAGAAACAGCCGCTGATGATGTTCCTAATATTTGCATGGAATTACCTGCTAAAGTAGCTTGAGCATTGAATGAAGCCAAACCAGTACTTGCCATCATTGTAGCTGGAGCTATCGTCATAAGCATAGCGTTAAATTGTATGACTATTTCACCTAAGCCTGTAAGACCAGTTAACGAACTCTGAACATTAGATCCGAAATCGGTCATTGACGATGCCGTAGCTGTCAAAACAGCTGGTAAACCAGTTAATGAAGAAGTGAACGAAGTTAGTAAAGCTGGTAAAGCAATTAATGCTGATTGCAAAATTACAGTAGATTGGCCAAGCATCATCATCCCACTACTTAACATTGTCATACCTTGACCAGCAATGGCTAAGCCTGCTCCTTGCGATGCAATTGCTCCTAAACCTGCAGCAGTTGCAGCAAGTGATGCGCTTAAATCAGCTAAACCTGTATTAGTGATCATCACGACACCTTCAGCTAAAGATTTGAAACCAAGGCCAGCATTTAGAGCGGCATCTCCGATTGATTGAATAACTGAAGCTATTGCTTGTAATATACTTGATAAGCCACTACTTAAAGTTTCAATGATTTTACTAATAGCTTCAGCAAATGTTGTGATAGAAGGAGCGCATAGCCCCAAAGCTAATCCAAAAGCTGCAACACCAGCAGCTGCAACAAGCATTCCTGCACCAAAAACGGTTGCCCCAGCTCCTGCTGTTAACAAACCAGCTCCTAAGACCAAGGCACCCGCACCAGCTACCAAGGCTCCGGCTCCCATGACTAGCAATCCGGCACCTAAAGCAGCAATGCCAATAGCTGCTCCAGCTCCATAAGTAGCAATTGTTGGTAAATGACCTGCGAGCATTGATAATCCAGCAGAAGCTGTATAAACACCAACACCAACGAGAGCAAGAGCGACACCAAAAGCTGCTACACCGACGGACGCGACTAGTAATCCTGCACCAAAAACTAAAACACCAGCCCCTGCCGCCAAAGCACCTGCTCCTAGCACAAGCAGTCCGGCTCCTGCTACTAGGGCTCCAGCTCCTAAGACAAGCATTGAAGCACCTAGAGCTGCAAGAGCGATTGAGGCTGATAATCCATAAGTAGAGATGACAGGCAATTGAACTGCTAACAGCGCTAAACCAACCGAAGCGGCATATACTCCAACACCGATTAATGCAACTGCTGCACCAAACGCTAAAATACCGACTGCTCCTGCAGTTAAAGCAGGACCTAAAAAGGTGAATACTGCTGCAAGCGCAGCAATTCCAACACCCAAACCGACCATGGTTAGGATTGCTCCTGCACCAGCACTTGATAATTGGATGGCAGCTTGAACCAAAAGATAAATTCCTGATGCCGCTAACAATACACCAGCTCCAATCATCAATATACCTGCTCCTAATTTCAAGACAGAGCTTGCTGCTGCTCCTGCACTAGTTCCAACTGCCGTATTTCCAGCACTCATAGCTGTACTAGCAGCCGCATTTGTTGCTTGAGCAGCTGTAAGACTAAGAGTATTTGTAATCAACGAAACAAGGTTTTTACCGAAATCAAATGCTGACTTCAACCCTTTGGCAACAGATAATCCAGTTTTAAGGCCTTTTAAAGCAACCACAAAACTTGTTACACCAACAATCAAAGTCTGCCAAACCTCAGGGCTAATAGATTGAGCCAACTTTGAGAACCAACTTACTAGTAATGAAATGAAATTCACTACTTGCCCAGCGATTGAACCAATTGTGCTCCAGGGAATAGCTTCTCCTAAATTCTTAGCAACTTCAACAGCTGCCCCAGATAAGTTCTTTAATGCACTATATGCACTATTTATAGCGCCTGTGTTAGCGAAGGATTCTACGACAAGTTGAAATCCTCTAGCTAATTCCTGTATTACAGCATTTACGAATGTAATTACATTGCTAATCCCTTGGAGTAAATCTTTAAATCCATTTCCTTCGCTAGTAAAGGATTCAAAAAGCGACTGGATTGTCACGACTACATCCCGGAAAGTGTCCTTAACAACATCAAAAACGCCCTCGTCAACTCCAAGTGAAGAAAACAAAGATTTGAACCCTTGCTCAATTTTAGGACCAGCTTCTGCCAGGGCCACCTCAACAGCTTGAGGGAGCTGACGCATGATATTTCCCACCATTGGCACGAAGTTACCAAGAAGAAAAGTTGAGGTAGTAGAAATGAGAGACTTAAGAGATGGACCGATATCCTCTCCAAGTGTAAGATTGGCTAAAAAGTTTGAAGCTGAAGCCTTCATCGCTTCAAACGAACCGCTGAAAGTAGTTTTAGCTTCTTCTGCTGCAACTCCAGCAATACCAAGTTCTTGTTGAACAAGATCAATAGCTTCAACGATGTCCGCAAAGTTGTTAATGTCAAACTTCTTACCCATTGCCTTTTCTAGTTTGCTAGCGTCAGCCAGAAGCCGTTTCATTTCTTGTTGAGTACCACCATAACCTAGCTTAAGGTTGTCCAGCATAGTATAATTACCCTTTGCAAAACCTTGAAAAGCCATTTGGATTGAGCCGATATCAGTACCCATTTTAGCTGAGTTATCAGCCATAGAAAGAATCGCTTTATTAGCTGCTTCTGCAGCCTTAACTGCATCACCGCCAAGCGCCTTTTTCAAACTAGCACCGAAAGAAACCGCCTGCTCAGCGTATGTATTAGCAGAGATTCCTGCTGCGGCTGCAGCTGTAGCATATTGCTTCATGGTGTCCTCAGCGCCCTTATAAAGTGTATCAATACCACCGAACGACTGTTGTAGCTTAGCCCCTTCGTCCAGGGCGGTAGAAAATACACCTTTCATAGCACTTCCTAAGGATTGAATCCCGGAAATAAGCGCACCACTTACGATATTAGCGCCTAGTACTGACTTGAAAACAGAACCTAATTGCGCTCCACTTTCAGACAAACCTCCTACCATATTTTTCAATCGTGACATTCCCGATTGAGCTTTATTACCATCCATGTCTACCTGGATGACAACCTTACCATCTGCCATCTTATTACCTCCTTTCTATTCCATATCGTAATCATCATCTTCATCATCGTATTCTTCAGAATCAGGCAAGGCGTACTCTTTTTTTAGCTTCATCATTTCATCGATGTAAGCTTGAGAGTCGCCCTTTCTTGGCTTGTACTTCCTGATTTTGATGACTTCAACGAATTTTGTACCTTCCGGCAATCCTGATAACAGGGCATTAAACTTTTTCCAGTGTAATTTCCCTCTTTCTTCAAGCAAATCAATGCCGTATGCTTGCATGAAACTCGCATAAATGAAATCACCATCTAACGAAATATCATATACAGGCGGTTCTTTGCTTTGAGTAGAGGGTTCTTTTTGCATCACGTTGCCGGCCAAGTCGTACTCAACCGATACATCTTTCAATGATTTTAACTGGATGTGTTCCTCGAAAATCTGTTGGAAGATTGCCATAGCATCTTCAATCGAGAACGACCCAAATCCTTCTCCTGTAAGCATTTTTAAAGCAAAGAAAGGCTTAACCTGTTCTGGTATCTCTTCATCACACCACATTTCAAAGAGTCTAATGATGTTATCAAAAGACATGTTGAGAGAGTAGACCTTATCACCAATAACCAACTCATCTGTTAATTTTCGTGATAGATCTAGCATAACTAACCCTCTAGGTATTTTTTGATAGCTTGCTCAGAGTTACGATTTTCAAACTCAGACACGATTCCTCGAATTGCTTGGATTAAATAATAGATAGTATCCGTTGTTGTTTCTCCTGAAAATTTATAGACTTTTTCAAAAGCTTCTTCATCAAATAACTCTGTCCAACTATCTTTAGATGCTTTGTAAGCCTCTTTAAAAGCTGACTCATCATCAGCTTCTTCCAGTCTTTTAGCACGTTTTTCGAGATTCTGACCGATTGTTTTCATGCGTTTGATATTTTCATCATTAGCTACATATTCAAGCTGAAACTCCCCAAAATCAACAGGGATGATGTTACTTATTTTTTTAATTACTACCATTTTTATCTCCTTTCAAAAAAGAAGACAAGGCGGAAAACCGCCCTGTCCCTATTCAGGTAATACGTTTGATTTCTTAGGTTTGCGAGTCCAAACAATCTTGAACTTGATTTTTTCAAGCTCAGAAGCTTCACCGTCACCAATTTCAATTTCAGAAAGACGAGCTAACCCCTCTTTTTGAGTTTTACCATCAGATGAAATTTCTTTATACCAAACGATAAGATCATCACCAACCTCATCTTCTTTGTCTACTACAAAGTTCTGAGCCTTATCTGAGTAATCACGATGCCCTTCAAATGTGCGACCTCGAGTTTTTGAAACGATGATATTTTCTTTAGTTCCATCACCGTCAAAGTATGCTGCATCGTCGTCTTCTTCGTTATTTTCAGGAGCTGATGATTTAATTCCTTTAGCAATCCACATATACGCTTCTTTTTCTGGTGCAGTCTCAGGATGTTCAGCGCTATAAGGACCAATGAAATGTTTTCGTAGTGCGTTTTTGTTCTTTGCCATTTATTCTTTCCTTTCGATTTCAAGATTTGCTGTTACATCCAGCAAATAAGTGTAAAAGCCTTGTTCGTCCAACTCGTTCAAATACGGTTTCTTAACTTCAAGGCCTAAATAGTTATATGAATTGTTCTTGCTTGGTAATTCCAAGCCGATTTTTGATAAGGCAGTGTTAATCTGCCATAGAGTGTTATCAATTAGTTTCTGGTCTTTTGACTTGATTGCAATCTCAAAAGGTAGGTCCACAATTTGCGTCCCTGCCATGTCCTCTTCTATCACATTTCCACCAGGAAGCGGATAGATTACCAATCCCTCATGCTCGTCTAAATAGCCGTGTTTTGAGGGGATTTGGGTTTGAACACCTTTGATATGCTCTAATAAGACCTCTGAAAAGTCATTTTCGTGCATTATTTAACTCCCATTGCTTTGGCACCGACCTCTGCCCAATTCTTAGCATATAGAGCTGAGGCTTTCTTATCCCATCTCGGACCAGTTCCAGGTGTTGGTTTTTGACTCAGTAGCTCCTTCTTATTCGCAAAGAAGAACTTTCTTTGTTTCTCAGAAAAGAAACCTTTTCGTTTCTTGCCATAATAGAGCAATCTGGCGTAAGGAGCGGCATAAACTACGGCATCTTGTCGAACATGTCCACTAGACCTTAATATTCCTTTTCTTTTTGGAATAAATCTATCCATATCCAATAGCATTTGGTTAGCTATAGCTAGTTTTCCTTTTGCGAAATTCTCTGGAGAAACTTTCTTTTCAACACCTTTTAAGTCAATCTTTACACCAGCACCACCCATCAAATCACCTCGATTTCATAAGCTAACAGCTTCTTAGTAAACGGATGGTATTGTGGAATAATGTCTTTGACGACATAACTGGTCTCGTCTTCCTCAACGATACCACCAATAAAACTTTTATCAAGTTTTACTGGGCAGTATTTAGGATAGACAATTACAGTCGATGAGTTCCTTTCGCTACGATGATTGCCCGTTCCAGAATGAGAGAAGGTTCTGTCAAACTTGCAAGGCGATAAATAAAGAGGGTCAGAGTACGTCTCTTTCCCCCACTCATCTTTCCCTTCGACCTTCTTAATCGTCAAAGAGTCAGGTAGCATTCGTTTATCTATCATAATCCACCCTCGCAAAACCAAATCCTGCCATTCTCAGCCAGTTTTCAGCATCTCTCGATAAATTATACCTTTCGGCTAAATAAAGCGAACCAGAGCCATTCTGAGAGCCTGTGCGATAGCTTACTGATGTCCGTCCTACTGACATACTAGCAATAGATTGTCTATCTTCCGCAGTCATGATGCCCGAACTGTCCAAATAAGCAATCTGAAAGGCTGTGGCACGTTTGACAGCCTTCTTTCTTGCCTCAATATCGGTATCAAAGCTATTCATAGAGTAAAAATCTCTAGTGTAAGCATCGATAGTCATTTCCGCTCGTTGTAGCAATTGTTCAAAATCATCAACCGAATCAAAACCTAAACCTCTGAACTCTTCTCTAGTTAAGTAGGTCATGACAACACCACCTTACATTAAAAAGTTAGTTGATTCAGGAACTTCTGGAACTGGTTCTGTAAGTTCTACAGGTGCTACATCTGGCTCGATACACTCAAGCCATTCTTCGCCAAAGTGAGCGGTTGAGCGTCTGTTGATCTCATCTGCTTCAGCAGATGTCATTTCATATACAATACCTGCATCGAATTGTTGCCCTGTTTTTTCAACATAGAAATTAGTTTTAACTTCAAATTTGGCCATTTAGAACCTCCAAAAGCTCGTCTTTGGATTTGGTCGAATAACCTTCAACCCCTTTTTCTTTAGCAAAAGCTTTCAACTCTGCCAAGGTCATGTCCGAAATTGAACGAGTGGCCAAAATTTCTGCGATTTGACCATCTTCAATTACTTCTTCAAAGCCATCAGCGATTAGCTGAGCTTCTAACAAGCTACCTTCTTGTACTGTGTAGACTTGATTCCCTTTTTCGTATTTACGCATTTTCTACCTCCCTAATTAAGCAGATTTGTGAGACACATAGACACCATCTTGTTTTGATTGCAAGACAAAAAGATCATGATAGAGACGGTTTTGATACAAGTATCCGTCACCTTCAGTGTGTTGACCAGGAGCAAACAGATAGATTGAGTTGAATTTAGCCTTAGCAATGATTGCCGGCTTAGCCACGATCAAGAAGTTGATGTTTTTACCATCAGAAGCCTTAACAAATCCAGTAGTGAAATCAAATTTAGTCTTGAAGCGTGCATCGTCCCAAACTTCGATAAGCTGAACTCCATCAAGTGAAGTGACACGAGTATCGATTCCTTGAGGTGATGTAGTAGCGATTGATCGTGTGAACTCTTTAGAGCGTTCCAAGAAGTCCATAACTTCACTAGAAACATACATAACGATGTTTTGAGCGCCGTATTTACGAACTGGCAAAAGGGCAGCTTTCAATTTGGTGTAGATATTTACTTCTGATAAATCATCTTCAGACTTGAAGTGACTGTTTGTGATAGCTTCTGTAGCGATTTTAGAGAAACGGTAAGCATCTACTTCTGGAGTAGCGTGTTCAGTGATGAATGTATTAGATACATTAGCAGTTGAAAGTTCTTGGTTTGTTTCGTCTACGTCTGCAGCATCCACAAAGAACTCAACGTCACGGTCAAAACCTAGTGTGTAAACTTTCTTGTCGTTTGAAACTGTACCAGAATTGTAGCCTTTAGATCGAGTGTGCGCTTTGTAGCCAGTAACTGAAATTGTAGGTAATTCGAACGACTTAGCGCCCAGCCAGTTTACTTGTGGTGTTTCCAAGATGCTTGTAAGTGCGCCTTGCATCAATTTCTTTTCAAAAGTGCCTTCGTGTTTAGTAATATAGTTGATTGTCATTAATCATTCTCCTGTTAATTATTTAGTCCTAGAGCCTTTAAAAAGGCGTCTTCTTGGTTCGTTCCAGCTGTCGGATTACCTCCAGTTGAAAACGTTGGTTTCTTCTCCTCAGACTGCTCTGTACGACCAAACTGAGGATATTTCTGCAACACTTGGCCGATAGCGTCCTCAATAGACACCTCATCGGATACCAAGCGCGCAGATAGAGTGATGACATCGTCCACAGATTCAGCATTTACTCCCAAGGTCAGAGCTGATAGTTTCGCTTCCAGATTTTTCTTATCTGACAAAGCAAGTTCTAGCTCTTTCTCTTTAGCAGCAAGCGCTTCTGACTGTTTCTCCGCCTCGCTCTTTTGTGAGTCCTTCCACTCTTTGAGTTGCTGAAGTCCTTCCTTGGCACTCTTGAAATTTTCAAACCCTAGGTCTTTGAAGATTTTCTCTTGCGCTTTCTCGGCTTCTTTAGCGACAAGACCAGTCACTTCTTCCTGAGTGAATGTCTTGACAGGTTGCTCTTGAGTTTGTGACTCAGTGTTTTCTCCAGCATTAACTGGCTGGTCAGTTTGTGCTTGAATGTCTTCTGCCATTCTTAAATTCCTCCTAAAATTAGGTATTATCTTCCGTTCTTTACCGACTGCGGATAAAGTCAAGCAAAAAACCGTACGGGATTCCATACGGTTAGAGCATAAGAAAACCGCCTCGATTTCGATGCGGTTAATTTTTATAATTTAATTTCTTCAATTTTTGCATGTTGTTCTAGAATTTTTAAATAATTCCACATAGTCTAACGCTGACCTTTTAACAAATCGATAGGACATCTAGGTTCAAACTCAAGTTGCCCTTTTTCGTATTTCCCAATCATCATATCTAACTTCTGGAATCGTTCTTTCAATTCGTAGTATTCTTTTTTAATCTGTTCTCCTTTATTATTTGAAAAAAAACTCATTGTGAGTTATAATTAAGTTAAGATAAAGGTGGTCTAACGCCCATGAAGCAGCTTGCTGTGGAGGCGGTGGGTCACCTTTATTTTTTATTCAGTTTTAAAATGTCTATCAATTCTTCACCGTCTTTTATAATTGCGATGCCTAATCCGCGACGGTTCAAGTCGTATACTTTTTCAAGCTGAGAAAGTATTTCATCGTTAGATAATTTTGTTCTCGTCACATCAAATACAACATTTTCAGATTGTTGTTTTGCCTTTCTTAAATTTCCGTCTACAACTCCCTTGCCTGAACCCGATATCTCTTTCAGGTCAAATTTCAACCCATCGACTAAATAATCTGGGCTCGGGATTTTTTCTGGGAAGTTAACTCGCGGCGCCATTTGGACGTGTTTTCCAAAAGTTTGAGACAGCCATTCTCCCACTTCTTTCTCTTTTTGAGAATAATCTAGCACTACATACTTTCCATCAACTTGATATTTATAGCCATTATGTTCCCAGAAATTCATTTCTGAGACCTTAGCTTTGCCAGGATCTACATTTGATAGCCATTTCTCTTTTACAGAAACGTAAGACTTATTGCCAGCAGGTTCAACGCTTGCTGGTTTTTCGTTTTTCTTGAAGAGTTTTTCTCTTGTCTCATTACGTTTCAGGAAGGGGTGCTTATCGATGTAATCTTTCAAAGCAGCATTCTGAGTGCTTATCTTACTCTTGTACTTGTCTATCAGTTCTTTATCGCCCAATTTCTCAGCGACGTGAAGTTTTTCCTTATTCGCTCTCATAGACCGTTCTATAGCTCTCTGCTTAGCTTCTGCGTTGGCATTTTCTTCTGCTTGCTCTGGACTAACCGAGTCGACGTCCTCGCCTAAATCAGGCTTGTAATTGGCTCCTGGAATGAACGGTGTCAGCATGTGACCACAGTTAATACCCAAGCAACCTTCTGGACGACCATAGCCATAATCAGATAATTCGAGAATATGCTCTCCGTGTTCCGTTCTGGCGTGGCCAGTTGTGACTATATGATGCTGTAAAGGAGCGCATGACTTACGAGCTGATGCTTTCTTTGAAAAATAAAAGGTATCAATCCCCAACTCTTCAGCTGGTCTAGTTCGCATTTCTCGATAGGTTCGATAGGTTGTCGTCTTGATAACCGTCCGTGCGTAATTGTCAATTTTCCAGTTACGCCCAGCGCTATCTTTAAAACCTTGAAAACCTTTCTCTTGCCACTTCATGACAGTGTCAGAGATAGCCTTATCAGCAGTAGAAAGGCCGGTGACCACTCTAGCGACAGATTGTTCCACAATGCCTTTATATGCTCCAATTACAGACATTGGCAAAGTAGTATTAATTAAGTTGTGGATATCTCCGACAGCTTGATTTGCATAATCTGCAAGTATTTCTTGAATGTGATTGCTATTTCCTGCGGATCCATGCCCTAAATCTTCTAAAAGTTGCTGCTTCGTGTCCGTGTAGAGCTTCAACCCCTCATTTTCAACAATGTAGCGTAGCTGTTCTTCAGCAACTCCAGAGTATTTAGAGATTAGCTTCAGGTTCTCCTCGTTCAGCATGTGCATCTGTTGCATTTTTTCGAGTTGCCAGATGTAGGGTTGCTTATCGAGATAGACCATGCCACGTTCCGTCACACGTTCGACCACGTTATCAAACAAATCCAAGGCTAGCTGATGATAAATATCTGCGACATTGCTCGCTTGAAGTAGCAGTTGCTCGTCATTGAACTGGATTGGTGGTCTTTTTTTTGACATTTAATCACTCTCCATAAATATCAATATCCTCTTGCGTTCGCTGGCTGTTAGCCGTGTCCATCGTTTCCTGATTGATTTCTCGAATCATCTTCTTAGCATCAACTTCTGATATGTTAAAAGCCTTCTGGATAGCGTGAGCCTTGCTGACAATGCCACTAGCCAAAGCCTTAGTCCAATAATCAAGCTCATTGTTCTTGTCAGTAAAGACTCCATCGTCGAGATTGATTGCAATCTTCTCCATTTGAGGAATTGGACCGCTATACAATTCATAAAGGCTACCAAGCTCACAGATTGAAATAATCAACTCTTTCAAGGATTGCTCGATCAAGCTGACAATACTGTTTCTCATTTGGTAAGTATCTGAGTTTTCAGAAACGACCTCTGTCGCAGTCTTTAAGCTCTGACCGTCAAATGTAAACATTCCAGCTGATACACCTAAAAGCATCTCAAAGAGCGCTAGACCCTCGTTAATAGTCTTGATGTAATCATCTGCCCTGATTGCAGTTGTTAGGTCTGTGATTGTTCCGCCATCCATATCATTAGTAGACAGGCGTAAGTAGACATTCTGCTCGGTTTCAAATCGCTTGACAAGTTTAACGTCTCCGTCCTGGTTAACCATTCTCGTTTCTGTGAGATTTTCAGGAACCGCTACTCTACGTTGACCCATCTTGACTTCCCATTTGAACTCGTCATAGGTCGTATTGATAAAATCAATCGTGCTTTTGGCGTTATCAAAGATAGACAATCCGAGGGGCGAATTAATGTCCTTATTATTCATTCCAGGAGGTTTTAGGTATGAAAAAAGCGGTCTTGTTAGACCGTCAAGTTCAACTTGTTCTTCTAGATCTTCATAGATTTCAGCAAGGGACACTCTGTCACCAATTACATTCTGAATGTCAGATCTGTATAGTTCGTTAGTGATGACGTACTTCCCATCTTTCGCCCATTCATGAAATTCAATTAAGGTGTAGTAGATGTTCTTCCGTCCTAAAGCTTTTATCGTTTTGGTCACGATAGCAGCGCTTGAAATGTCCTGTGTATTAGACTGTAGTGGTAAAAAGACAGGTGCTTGAACAAATGACACTCGCACTCGCCCATTATCTACATAAGGCCTCATAGCAAGACCACCCAAAGCGAGACAGCTCTCAAGATAGCGCTCAAAATTCTTGTTAAAGCGGTCATTCTTCAAAGTCTCTTGAATGAATGCATCTGCTTGCTCGTCATCCAATTTAATCGAGGCCTGCTCGTTAAAGACTAAGCTAGCAATCTTCTTGGCAGCGGTTCGAGCGATTGGCAAATGAGTCGCTTCTCTTTGCTTCTTGATGCCATCCGAGTTTATGTAAGTTATCTTCTCAACATTGCTCTGATAGTATCTTAAGTTCTCGTTAATCCGTCGATACTCTGCGTTTGTTATTGCGATTTTAGGATGGTCTGTAATACTTGTCAGACTGTCTGTCGTCATTGCATATCGGCTCCTTTTAAAAAAATTTTTAATGGTTTGAATAACTCCCATTTCTTGCTCCTGTTAAAAATTAGCGTATTTCTTGTAAAAGACATTGACGCTATATCTAAATTCATCCATTGCGTGATTATCCTTATCGATAGGCTTTCCGTGATCATCACGGCTATAAAGACCAATCTCTTTCAAAAAGTGATAATGGTCGTACTCTTCTTCTTGGTGATTGATAAGCAAGAACTGACCTGAGGAGATGATATTCTGGCCACGTTCAATCCCTACCTCAATACCCTTCGCCTTGCTGCTGACATCGTGAGCGTTGTTCATAGCTCCTCTTGTCTGTATCCCTAGTTTGTGCAATTCCTCTCGTAAGGATCTACACGCTGGGTCAATCCAGACATCTGTATAACGCATTTGATACTTGCTAACACACCACTGAATAAATGCTCGAAGCTCGACCGCATAGGTAGACATAGCCTTGACTTGCCCAGTCTCAGCTCCACTATGATAGTAATGAGCTACACGATTGAGTCTAAAGAAAGTCTTGCTGTTCTCTCTATGTTTAGTAACGATGTTACAAGACATCGAGGTGGCGTCAGATTGTCCACCATCGCCATTGAAATACATTTCTATAGGTTCGCCGACTAAACTATCCTTAATGTTCTTTTCTAGGTCAAATAGGCCGTAAATAACGCCCTGAGGCATCACCCTCTGACCAAGTACGTCTCTCTTGTAGAGATAAGGATTTTTTTTAAGCGATTGAATAATAGATTGCTTACGCTCTTCAGACAGAATCGGATTGTCGTCCATGGTCCAATGGGTCCAGCGTGTGTTCTGGACATCAAATACATCCTTAATAACTGGATGTTGAGGTGCTGGAGGGTTCAGGTCAGCTAGATGATAGCGTAGTTTAGCGGCCCACGTCCGTCTGAATGCCTCCTGAATAAAATCCATGTTCAGCAAATTGATTTCACAAAAGACTACTGAACCTAAAGACATACCAGTGATAGCTCCGACGCTATTAACTTTACCGCCTCCCTTATAATAAACTCGCTTAGTTCCGTTTGGTGTATCGATTAAGAGGTGGTCCCCATGCTCATCGTGCTTGATTTTGCAATTGCCGTCGAATATGTGCATCAGACCTGTACCGTCACCGTCAATGAATAGACGGTAGGCTTGTTCTTGGTTGTATGCAGCTATCAAATGGTTCTCGTCCGGTGACTCAATCAAGTACCTGGCATATCTAAAATGACCAGCGGTTGTCTTACCGCTTCGAGGCGTGCCCTCATTGACTTCAAGCTCATAGTTGAATGGCCTGCGAATGATGTCAGCTTGTTTATTGGAAAACTTAATCTTCAAGTCTATCACCGTCCTTCACTGCATTCAACAAGGCTTCCATGAGAGTAGTATCAGACTTAGAGCCTTGATTACTCTCAATCTTGATTTTGAGCAATTCAATCTCTTGTCTGATTTTCTCATCTGTCAACTCAAAGTCTTTCCAAGCCATGTTATTCATGCCGTCCAAAGCTGAAAGAAAGGCGCTGGAATTTGCTTGCCTGATACCTTCATTCTCGATACTTGCTCTAGCCTTGTTTTTAAGCCATTCATACTCGTTAAAAGCCCGCTCTCTGGACCATAAAGACATGTTTGAGAACTGTTTGAGTAACTCACGATACCTTGTGGTAACCTTGGGGTTTCTTAATAATTTATTCGCAGTTTCGTCAACAGTCTTATCTGTCATTCTTTCGGCATTATAAGCCTGCCTATACGCTTGTCTTTGAGATAGTCCGGAGATTATCCCTTGGACAAATAGCTCTTGTTTTGGGGTTAATTTATCCACTCACCGGACTACCTCCTTTCCGACAAAATAAAAAGCCACTCAAAGAGTGACTTAGTGCAAGCAGACTACGGACTTGCGTGTTAATTAGAAATAAATTTTCTGATTTATTTTTTTGTAGTCTTTACAACCTCTGAGGGAATCAAACCCTCTAGCTTATAACTTACCTAGGATATAAGTAGCTACGCAATCATGCAAGGTCCAGTCG